GTCTTTATGAGCTATATAGGCTCATTTCTATGGGGCATCCTCAAGCTAGATATGGATTGATGGAGTTTGATGCAATTTACCTATTAAACGTAGCTAAAAACGAGGAACAGGCAAAGAATGCTATCTTCGCAAAATTGAAACAAACTGTATTAGCTTCACCATACTTCCAACCTTACATTGGTAAAGACACAGAATTGGAAATGCGGTTCTTTACTGAAAATGATCGTAAAGAAAATGAAAGAAGAGAAACCGCTGGATTGAACTTATTTTCTGGGTCATTGGTTTTAAAGTGCGGTTCTAGTAGTGCATCTGGTCTTGTTGGTCTTACTTGTTGGAGTGTAATCATGGACGAAATCGCTGCTATGGCTGGCGATAATCCTGATTCTGGTCTTGACTATGATTTATATAACGACCTAAAACCATCTCTTGCAACTTTTGGTAGAGATGGAAAGATGATGATGCTTTCCAACCCTAAAGGACCAATTGGATTGCTTTATGATTTACATGAAAACAGACAAGATGATCCTTCAACTCTTGTTATGCGTGGTCCTACTTGGCTTGTAAATCCCAATATTGATAGAGATTTCTTAGAGTCTGAAAAGAAGAAAAATCCTACAGAATATCAAATGCAATATGGTGCTGAGTTTGGTGCATCATCTTCTGACCCTATGTTTACAGAAGATGATGTTAATAGATTCTTCTCAAGCATGTCAATGATTAAAAGATTAGAAATGGGAACAGGAATGTTTGAATACTATTGTCATATTGATCCTGCAAGAACATCTGACTACTATGCTTTAGCTGTAGCACATTGTGAGACTATGTACGGACAATATGGCAAAGACAGCAAGCCATTGAGAAGGGTTGTAATTGACCACATTCACTTTTGGAATCCTAAAACTAAAAATCAACCAGTTTCAGAAAAAGATGTTGAAGATTATGTTTTATCTCTACATGCAAAGTTTAGATTTAAACAAGTAAGTATAGACCAATGGAACTCGCAATCATCAGTAATAAAATTAAGAAATATGAGAGTACCAATTATAGAAAAAACATTTAATAAGAATTACAAGGAATCTATTTACACTGAACTTGCAACTTTATTGAGAGAAGACAGAATTGATATCTACGATTTATCTGGTGGAGAATATACTGATTTAAGAGGCAATAAAATGCCATTAGAAGAAATCAAAGAGGCAAAAATACAATTTTTATTCTTACAAAAGAAATGGAAAGGTAATAGATTTATTATCGAATCTTTAAAGGGATATAAGGATGATATTTGTGATGCTGTTGCTGCTGTAGCTTATGAAGCCTATTTTTCAAAAATTGCTGAAATTCTGCCAAGGTCAAGGACGATCAACTTGGGTGGAAGAATAAAATAATTATCCGTCTTTGAGGTTTCAAATAATGTCTTCAAAAAAGAATATCAAAACAGCTGCTGGATTTGGTGGTGTTGGTGGAGCAGGTTCAGGTGCATGGGCACCTGGTGGAAATCCTGGCGGTAGCACATATGGTGATTTTAATCAATTTATTACAGATCAATCATTTGAATCTGTTTTGGCAAGATCACATAATCCCCCTGATCCTGATGAAACAAGAAACTTTGAAGCAAGATTAGTTCCCTTTCACACCTCAAAAGAAGATGACATTCTTGGGAATATTGATATTTTAGACCCAGTGGAAAGAGAAAGATTTAAATTAAGAGCAAGATTGAGAGATCATAAATCTATGCTTGAAAATGCAGCAAATGGTATGAATAAATCCAAATCTACAGACAACAAAGATTCTTATGTCTCTATGGAGCAATCTCTATCAAAGCGCAGAAAATATAAAGATAAGCAAAAGTTTGATTATGAAGATGATGTCCCTGAGCAAATTAAGCCTGAAAGATTGCACTATTCTTCAACAAAATACGCTAAAGATTTTACGTCCAGAAACAGAGGCCAAATAACAGAGTCAGGACCAGATGACAACCCTTTTTATGAAGCTCAGTATTCTAATGCTCATCTAGCCAAAACTCCTTTACTAACTGAAGGCGCTAATTTTGATCAATATGTGAAAGACTTAAAAAATGAGTACACGCCTGATCAAGATGGATCAAGAAATGAAACTACAATTCTTGATACTTTAGATCCTGATGCTGCCACTCCTAATTTTTCTGGCAGAAGTTCTGCAGAATCATATGATCCTGATGAGCAAGATAAGACAATAGAACAAATGCTTCATACAGAAGAATATGTCTATAAAAATGATTATGACAGAAACAATAGAGGCAACGAAGAAATGAGCTTTGATGATAATCCAGGATTAAAAGGTCAAGGTAATTTCTCAAGAGTTCCATGGGCAGGGTCAAACTTGTAAAACATATATATGTCTTACGATTATTTAGTTGTTGGAGCCGGTTTATTCGGCTCCATTTTTGCATATGAAGCTAATCAGGTAGGCAAAAAAGTATTAGTGATTGATAAAAGAACTCATATCGGTGGAAATTGCTATACAGAACCTTATGAAGATTATCACTTGCACAAATATGGCCCTCACATTTTTCATACATCTAAAAAATACATTTGGGACTATATAAACCAATTTACAGATTTTTTAAATTATTCCCACAGAGTCAAAGCTTATTCAAATGGAAATATCTATTCTTTACCAATAAATCTTTTAACTCTCAATCAACTCTGGCCTGATATTAATACACCTGAAAAAGCATTAGCAAAAATAGAAAGAGAAATAATTCCCTGCGAAAAACCAAAAAACTTAGAAGAACATATACTATCTCAAGTAGGCAAAACTATATATGAGAAATTAATCTATGGTTACACTAAAAAGCATTGGGGAAGAGATCCAAAACTCTTACCAGCATCAATAATTAAAAGACTACCAATAAGATATACATTTGACGACAACTATTACCCAGATATTGATATTTACCAAGGTGTGCCAAAAAATGGTTACACGCCAATATTTCATAAACTCTTGGAAAATATAAATGTAGAACTAGGTGTAGATTTTTTTAAAGACAGAAGCTATTGGGAATGTAAAGCCAATAAGATTGTATACACGGGTGAAATACAAAAATATTTCGACAATATGTTTGGCACATTAGATTACAGAGCTTTAGAGTTTAAAGATTATCAAGTAAATACAGATTTTCAAGGCTGTGCACAAATGAATTATCCTGATGAGTCAACATCTTGGAACAGAATAATTCAACATAGGCATTTCACTAAAAGTAAATCAACAAAAGACTTTATCACCTATGAATATTCTAAGAATTACACAGGAGATAACGAACCCTTTTATCCAATTAATGATGAATCAAATAATGAAATATATGAAAAATATAAGAGCTACTCGGAAACATTTTCAAGCAATTTAATTATTGGTGGAAGGCTTGGTAATTACAGATATTACGATATGGATATGACTATTGCTAATGCTTTGTCGGTTTGTAAAAAAGAATTAGCAGGATAAACGAGCTAAAAATTATAAAACAAAAATTATGCATAAAAGTCAAATCATTAAATTGTTAAAACTTGCAGATCGTTTTGATAGGTCTGGTAAGTATCGTGCGAGCGACAAAATTACAAACGATTTAACAAGACTGGCTCAATATTATGGCAACTTTGGTGTTAGCGATACTGTTAACCGTATTGTTCCATATGATGACACTGCAGAAGATGTTGAAATTGATCAAAAAAGATTAGACAAACAAGATCGTTTTAGATCTCCAGAATATAAAGAAGACGAAGCTTCAAACTATTTGGAATTTAATCTAGAAGCAAAACTTCATGGGCCTTCAGGAACGGGTATTGCATATGAAGATCCTGCTCCTGAAAGCAAAAACGTTGGGTTAAATGAAAATGTAGCCCATGGTGATTTGAGTGAATTTTTGTTTGAAAATACATATGAACAAAATGTTCAAGATGGCAATGGTCACTTGAACAGAAACCCAAGATAGGAGAAAATTATGCCCTTACCGATTCAATCTTTAAACAACTTACCTAATGATAATGACACTGTAGAAATGTCATCTTTAGGTTTATCTGATATGCAAATTCAGCTTTTGGGATTAGGTAGACCAAATAGAGAAGCTAAAGTTACTGTAAGCCAAAAAGATATTGATTTACTTAAAATTATTGAAAAGAACCAAAACGATGTCGTAACTGCAGCCAATTTAGTTAATGATATTAAAAATGCAAAAGTTTTCAATGTTCCTAAAAATATTGGTGACGGAGAACTTTTAGCACTCAAAACTGCTGGATTGTTATCTGGTAGTGGTAGAGCAGTTTCTTTAACTGAAAAAGGAAGA